GTAGTAATATCATCTAGTATTCAACAAACAATTACGGCATTACAAGATCAAATAGATATAGCAACTCAAGAAGATGGTAAAATTCCAATGGCCGTAGTAGAAGCTAGTAGTACAGCAAGAAAAGAGTATAACGACTGCGTTAATCGTCAACAAAAATTATTACAAGATCTTAAAGTAAAAAGAAGCGAAAGACTTAGTAAACAAGTTAAAGAGAATGCGAGTATTTTAAATCTCGTAGAAATGTGGAAGCAGGAAGAGTCTAGGCAAAAACTATTAAAAATTGCAGAGCTTAGGAAAAATAGTATAAAAAAAGAGATTGAGCGTCTTGGCACAATGGATGAATTAAAAGCTAGAATACTTGGAATATCAGAGGATGATATTTTAAACGGATAAATTTATGTCAGTTATATGTAAAGTAGATGGAAAAGAGTTTGCAACTGAAAAAGCCTTACATATGTCGCTTAAAGGTTATGGTTTGAATAAAGTTAAATACTATCAAACATACTTTGAACGAAGAGATCTTTTAACTAATGAACTTATTAACTTTAAGACTAAAGAGCAATATTTGAATAGTGATTTTAATGATAAGAATAATATGAAAAAATGGCTTAAACAACAATCAGTTGAAAAAGCTCAAGAATATTGCAAGCAATTATTATCCAAAAGAAAAGATGAGAAAAATTTAACCTATAGTCCTTCTCAAGTAGAACTAAGAACTATTATGGCTCCTTCTATTGTTTTCTATAATAAAATATTTAATGATTATTATGATGTTTGCTCAAGTCTAGGTTTAGAAAATAGATTTATTCACACGAATAATATAACTGATCAATTTAAAAATAAATTAAATAAAAAATCAATTATCTATGTTGATACAAGAGAACAGAGTTGGTTAAAATTTGATACAAAGTTTGAAATTAAAACATTACCTTTCGGGGATTACTCTTGCAGTAATGATAATTGTAGATGTTTTATAGAAAGAAAAAGTTTAAGTGATTTTATCAGTACATTAAGCGTTAAAAACTTTGATAGATTTAAAAACGAAATAGATCGAGCAAAGAAAAGTGGAGCATATTTAATTGTTGTAGTAGAAGAAAAGTTGGCTAACGCATTAAGCTTTCAGTACCTTCCGCATATTAGTAAAAAAATTAAAGCTACTCCAGAATATATATTTCATAATGTTCGAGAGTTACTTCAGAATTATGATAATCTACAATTTCTTTTTGTAGATGGAAGAGGAGAGATGACAAGGGTAATTGAGTCTATTTTTACATCAAATTGTTTTTATAAACAAGTAGATCTTCAATTAGCTTATGACCTAAAACTATTATGATATACTCTCCAGATAAATATAAAAAAGATTATCCAGATATTAATACAGAATTAATGAATCTTAAAGGCATTCTTAACGATAAAGATGCAAAAATATCTCTTGCTAAATTTTTAAGAGCTAATTTAGGCTTTACTACTGAGCTTATAAGTGGTATCAAATTAGCTCCGTATCAAGAAATTCATCTTAAAGGTTTATTAAATAGAAACTTTAGTATGTGCGTATTTGGTCGAGGTTGTGGCAAGAGTTTTATCGCGAGCGTGTTTTGTTTTCTTCAATGCGTTTTTGAACCTAATACTAAAATTCTAATCGCAGGACCAACTTTCAGAACAGCTAGATTCATATTTAATAATCTAGAAAAAATTGTAAATAGCAAAGGCGCAGAACTTCTTCAACAAGCTTTTGGTTCAAAAAGTAAAAGAAATGATCAATACGAATGGTCAATTAATGGTGGAAGTATCGTAGCTATTCCTTTAAGCGGAGAAAAGATTCGAGGATTTCGTGCTAATGTACTAGTTCTTGATGAGTTTCTTCTATTGTCGGAGGATATTGTTAAAACTGTATTAATGCCATTCTTGGTTGCTCCACAAAACATAAAAGAACGAATGGAGATTAGAGAAATGGAAGATACTTTAATCCGAGAGGGAGCAATGAAAGAGGAAGACAGAATGGTTTTTGAAAATAATAGTAAAATGATAGCTCTTTCTTCTGCAAGTTATACATTTGAGAATCTTTATAAAACGTACAATGAATGGATAGAGAAAATTTATTCAAAAGAAAACACAGAAGCATCTTATTTTGTATCTCAATTAAGTTATGAAGCTTTACCATTAGAGATGATAGATAAAACAATTATTGAAGAAGCTCAGAATGGAGGCTCAAGTCATAGTAGTTTTTTAAGAGAATACTGCGCAAGATTTATTGATGGTAGTGATAGTTATTTTAGCGCAAAAAAGATGGAAGAATGCACTATTCCAAACGGTCAGTCTCCTCATACTTTAATGAAAGGTGTTTCTGGAAAGAAATATATTCTTGGTATTGATCCTAATATGAGCGATAGTCCTAATGCAGATTATTTTGCTATGGCTCTAATGGAGATTGATGAAGAAACTAAAACTGGTACATTAGTTCATACATACGCTGGATTAGGAAATTTAAAAAATCATGTTAACTACTTATATTATATCATGACGAATTTTAATATTGTATTTATGATTTTGGATAATGCTGGAGCAGATGTATTTCTTTCTGCTTGCAATCAATCTGAGTTATTCAAGAGTAATAATTTAACGATAAATAGTTTTGAATTTAATTCTGATTTAGAAGGACAAGATTATGATCAAGAAGTCCGTAAGATTAGAAATAGTTATAATCTAGAATCAAAGAAAATAGCTTTTAATCAAGTCTTTACAAGTAACTTTATTCGTAAAGCTAATGAGCACTTACAGGCTTCGATTGATTATAAGAAAATATGGTTTGCTAGTAAAACTTGTGCTAATGATAGCTTCTTTGAATCTCAATTTAGCCAGAATATACCAATAGATCTAATGAAAACAGAAGAAAAAAAGGATTGGTCTACTCTTGATTTTATTGAAAATCAAGATGATTTTATATATCAAACTAAAAAACAATGTACTCTTGTAGAGCATTCGTCTACAGCTAGAGGAACCCAATCATTTGATTTACCTCAACATTTAAAAAGAAGCTCTTCTGCGAATAAAGCAAGAAAAGATAATTATTCTGCACTTTTATTAGTAAATTGGGGCTTAAAGTGCTATTATGATATAATGAACGCTCCAATCGAGGATATATCAAGCACTTTTATGCCTATAATGATTAATTAAGTGTAATATTTAAATAAAATGAAGAAAAATACCAAAAAAATACAAGAAATCAAAGCGTCTACAGAAGAGCAAATATCACCATTAATGGTTTATGGTTCAGAAAGAAAACTAACCGCTTCAGAAGCAAGAGGAAGTTCTCCAGTTAGAAGAAACGCTGCTAGTACAATCGAAAGAACTAATAGGTTTACAAATATTGATAATGGAATTATTCCATTTAGATATTCTAATTATGTTAAAAATTTATCTACCCTAGATGTAAGAGATGCCGTTATACTTTGTCAAAAAGCTTATTATAATGTTGCAATTTTTAGAAACACAATAGATTTAATGACAGAGTTCTCTGCTAGTTCTATCTATTTAACTGGTGGAAGTCAAAAATCAAGAGAATTTTTTGATGCATATTTTAAAAAGATTAATTTAACAAGTTTTCAAGATCAATTTTTTAGAGAATACTATAGAAGTGGCAATGTATTTACTTACAGATTTGATACTTCCTTAGATTCTGAACAAGTATTAAAAATCACTCAGGTATTTGGTTCAAAAGTTTTAGCTAAAGACGGATCAATTAAAATTCCTGTAAGATATACAATAATTAATCCAGCAGATGTTTATGTTGGTGGTGGGGTAAATTATTCTAATAATATGTATTATAAATTATTAAGTAGTTACGAATTAGAAAAACTTAGAGATCCAAAAACTGACGAAGATATAGAAGTTTACGAAGGACTACCAGCCGATATAAAAGAAAAGATAAAAAATAAAGGTAACTCTTATATTTTAGTTCCATTAGATCCTAAAAAGATGGCTGCAGTTTTTTATAAAAAACAAGATTACGAACCACTCTCAATTCCAATGGGTTTTCCAGTATTAGATGATATTAACTGGAAATTAGAAATGAAAAAAATGGACATGGCAGTTACAAGAACAACTCAACAGGCTATTCTTTTAGTTACTATGGGTAACGAGCCTGATAAAGGTGGAATCAATCAGAAAAATTTACAATCCATGCAGCAATTATTTGAAAATCAAAGTGTTGGTAGAGTATTAATCGCAGATTATACAACCAAAGCTCAATTCGTAATTCCTGATATCGGAAGTTTAATCGGACCAGAGAAATATGAAGTAGTTGATAGAGATATTCAAATTGGATTAAATAATATTCTTATTGGCAGTGAAAAATTTGCTAATACAAGTATTAAAGTCCAAGTTTTCATGGAAAGACTAAAGCAAGCAAGAGAAGTTTTCTTAAATGAATTTTTAATACCAGAAATAAGAAGAATTAGTAAAGATTTAGGATTTAAGAATTTTCCAGTTCCAGTATTTGAAGATATTAGTCTTAAAGATGATGTACAATATTCTAGAATATACAACAGATTGGTTGAGCTTGGAGTATTAACTGCTGACGAAGGAATTCAAGCTATAGAAACTGGAAGATTGCCTACTCCAGAAGAATCTGTACAATCTCAACAAAAATTTAGAGAATTAAAAGATCAAGGATTTTATCAACCACTTATTGGTGGTGGTGCTCAAGCTGGAAGACCTATGGGTTCAACGGGTACTCCTCAGTCTACAAAAAATGTAAAACCAATTGGTAGTTCAAAAGCCTTTTCTGTTCTTAAAATAAGAGAAAATATTTTAGCTGTTCAAGATCTTGAAGAAGAAGTTAAGGGTTCTTTGAGGAAAAAATTTGAAATCAAAAAATTAAGTAATGCACAAAAAGACATGGCAGAAAAAATTACAGAATTAATTATAGCAAATGAAAATTCTGATCAATGGAAGGTGAAGATACAGGATTATATTGAAAAACCATTTGATCAAAATTTAAATCAAGTAAACGAAATTCAATCAATTGCTTCTGAGCATCAAGTCGATAGTTATTTAGCTAGTTTATTGTATCACAGCAAAAAATCTGAATAATATAATTTAACTGGCTGAACTAGTCAAGCTCTTCAAATTTTTCTATGATATAAGCTAATATATCATTTCTCATAATATCTTCGCGGCCAAATTTGAACGTGCATATACCCTTGTCTTTGCTTTTCTTATCATCAAAAAGATTGTAGATCCTATCGAATCCGCTATTTTTGATATCTGATTGACGAATATCTCCAATTAGAATTAATTTACTAAACTTGCCCATTCTTGTAGTTATTAATAATAGATCATGTATGCTTAAATTTTGAGCTTCGTCGCATATAATATAACTAGCATTAATACTAAGTCCTCTTAAAAAACCTACTGGTAATCCTTTTACCCGTTCTTGTTTTAGAAGCGTTTCTACCTGATTCTTTGGTAATAATTCATGCAGTTTATCCATTAGAGGTTGAAGATAAGGATCTAATTTACTGTGAAGATCGCCTTTGAGGAATCCTAAGTTATGGGAAGAGCTTTCTACTGGATTACGGATATAAAATATTTCGCCAATTTTTTTCTGATTTATAGCATTTAAAGCTGCATATACGCTAAGAAGGCTTTTCGCTGTTCCTGCTGGGCCTTTGCAAAATACCATTTTAGTATTCTTATCTTGAAGTAATTGAATAAATTTCTTTTGATTATCTGTCCATTGTAATTCTCGAATAGTTAAGAATCCTTCAATTTTGTCTCTTTGAGGAACAGGGACTGACTTATCTTCTTTTTGTTTATGTTTTTTAGACATCGTACTTACTATAAATAATTACACCCCAATTGTATTAATTTTTAAATTAATTTTAATAAAGTTTAAACTTAATTAATTAAAGAATAACCTTCTTTAAATTTTAAATCTAAAGAAAATGAATTAACAGCTTGACCTTCGTCAAATCTTTTAATAAAGTTTGCTCCAACTTTTGGCATAACTGCAGTATATTCTTTGTTTTTAATTTTCATATTAACATGAGAAGGTAATACTGAAATACTAGTAACTTTACCTTTCATATTCTTTTTGATTGCTCTGGCGATTGCACAGTTTTGAGGATTAGATTTTTCTCCTTCAAAAATGTTTCTTTCTGTTATGTTTATTGTTTTATTCACTTTTTATTTCCTTTATGTTGTAGTTATAGTTATTACTGTCTTCAGTAATCCATTTTGGACTATTTTCAGCAGTATAAATATGACTATTTATTTTTCTTTCCAAAACCGATTCATTTGGTTTTGTAGCGAAACTTGGATCAAAAACTTTAATTCTATTATTTGGTTGAATAGCAAAATTACCATTATCAAGTTTAATAACATGCCCAGCTTTGTGTTGATCTGGTTTTTGACTAAATCCAAAATTTAATTCGTTGTAATCGCTATGAGCCCAATCAAGAGTAAATAAATAAGTTCCCATATATTCGTTGCCAGTTCTTCCTGTATATTTAAGTACTTTATTTTCTAGTAAATAAAAAGTTGTTACGGCTATATGGTAACTAAAACTATCCCAAAGCTCTAACTCTGTTAATTCCATAGTTGGAGCATCTTCTTTATGACAAAATGCACTAATAGGAGCATGCCACCAAATTCCACCATCTTCCATAAGAAAATTAAAAAGTGGAGCTTGGCTAGGAAGACTTGTAACACCAAAAATTAAGCATTTATATTTTTTATCAAAACTATCTTCTTGATTCCTCATGTAATTCCCACGAACATAACATTCTATCGGAGGAATATTTGCGTTCAAAAAAGACATTTAATATTATTACACTAATCGTCCTGTTGTATTTAATGAAAAATTTTGCACTCTATCTATTATAGATAAACTATTTAATTTAATATATTGGTCGGCATTTAAATTAATATCATAACTGTTTAAATTGGTGGTTGAACTATTTAAGTCCATTGTGTCGTCTGCAATCAAAGTGATACTATTTCCATCTTTTGCACTTTCAATAGTGATATCACGGTTAATATCAATATATGCTACTGCTGGATTTCCCTCTACTTGTTGATTTGCGTTAGTTCCTATTAATTTTACTCCATTTGGTCCTAATTCTATAGAAGAAATAGAATCTATTCTTTCGAGTGGATATCCTGGAGTTTTAACCCAATTATTAGTTTGTATCTTTATTGATGTCCCTGTATATGGATAATAATTTTTTGCTGAAGAAATATTATCGTATTGAGGACTAGCTAGGTATGATCCTATAACTAAATTAGGATAAGTATCAATTTTATTATAAACTCCATAGTATCCAGTTGGAGTTGGTGGGCTAAATTTATTTTTTAAATATATTCCGTTTGCAAAATCTATAGTTAATGCATTAGACTGATCCGCATAATGATTTCTATTATCTCCATCAGCGATTAATGATGCACCATTTTGATTTTTAATAACACCATTTTGTCCTGCAATTATTGTGGATGAAATACTATTTATGATTTGATTATTGTATCCTCCAACTACAGTAGAATAACTTCCAGATACTGTATTATTTTCTCCTCCACCAATTGTTTGGCCTCCTCCTGCTCTTGAAGCTGTATTTGAATTATTCTCTACGAAACTACTTAAAGTTCCATCTGCATTATAAACTCCATATAAATTTTCGTTATTTGTTATCATATATTATGCAAATGGATATTTTCTAAAAGTGCCTCCATTATATAGAGCTGTAATTTCTGTTTGATTTAAAGCGTATTCATACCAAAATCCTAAATTTCTAACAATTACTTTATTATTTTCTGTTAAAGTATTAGGTTGAGCACCGTTTATATTTCCAAGAGGAGTTCCTCCAATTCCAAAACCTTGTGCTTGAGGAATTGTATTAAATGAAAATCCACCATTATATAAAGATACTGTAGTATAATGATAATTTGCACTTCCTTGTAAAACTCCATTAACGTAAAATTTAGCAAGAGAATCATTTCTTGGATCAAACGTAGCTACAACTTGATAATAGCTACTATTATTAAATTGTGAAATAGATGGAATTTTATGCCATTGTCCAGTGACTGGATTACCACCACCAGCACTCTTTGGCATATTAAAGACTAAATAATTTCCACTAAATTCAAAATGAAAATTAAGTTGACCATATTTTGAACCTAATAAAAATCCACTAGAATTAACTCTTTTTGTTTCGAAACTTGTAGAAAATCTATTAGGATAAAGACCTTCTGGTTGTCCATAGTACATCATGGCTTTTGACCAACCAGGAATAGCTAGCGTTTTATAGCAAAATAGTCCATTATTATTTGTTCCACTTGTATTTACTCCACTTGAGTTAAATGTAACATTTCCATTACTAAAAAAATAATCATTTCCAAATACTGGATCTGAATTTAATGTAAAATACCACCAATTATTTGGATTTGTAATACCAATTGGAGATACTGTAGAATCTACTGTCCATCCAGCTAATCTTGCTCTTGACCAATTATTATCTGCGTAACAATAATAAACATGATTTTTATCAAATGTAATTGTTCCTTTTTGTCCTAATGAATCTGGTAAATTTGGAGGATTTACTAATGAAATATTTGCATTTAAATTAGGATCTAGACTGAGTTGATAACCAGAAATAACAAATTGATTTGTATCATTATTTACATATAATTGTTTTCCAGAATTTAGATAATATATTGTATTTAATGTTGCCATATTATGAAATCCCTGCTGTAGATTTTAAACATACCCATCCAGTATAATTGTTATTGATTACACCTACCAAAGCAATTGAAGCTGGAGCAGGAAGCGCTAGGGTAGAGTCTGAGCTGTCAAAAATTTGATTAGTATTGTATCCAGTTATAATTAATGGATTTGTGGATTTTAAATTTTTTATAATAATCATTTTTTTATCAGTGATATTAGGTAAAGAAGCTATATAAGAACCATTTGTTCCAGTGCAATAAAATATATTTATATAATTAGTTACGTTGAAATTTGTGTCTGAATAGAAATTGTAATTAGATTGAATATTATCACCGAATATTAAATTGGCGCCTTGATCATTTCCAGTTATACGAGGATACCTTAAGTCTAATTGACCAGAATTAGTTAGTTGGTCTGTAAAAATTTGAAATCCGTTAAATGTACGCATTTAAAATAATTACACTAATGATCCTGTTATATTTAATGAAAAATTAGAATCAACTGGATTAATAAAAACACCACTAGCAAAATCTAATGTTAGAGTATGAGGACCAGAAGAATTATGAACTCTATCTTGACCATCAGTTATTAAACCTGCTCCATTATGAGTTAAATTGCCATTTTTACCAATAATAAAGCTATCATTAGCATTTGCAGAAATGCAGTTATTTCTTCCACCAAGCACAGAAGAATAACATCCTGAAGCATGATTACCAAATCCTCCTCCTACAAAAGAACCTGCCCAAATAGCTCTATTATAGTTTCCACCAGCTACGACTTGATAGCTCTCAAAGGTATGAGTCCCTGTTCCAGGTCCAGTTTGATTATTTTGTCCACCACCAATTACTGAATAACAAGCAGATTCTAGATTTTGTTTTCCGCCTCCTACAAAACTTAAAATACATAAAGAGCAATTTCCGTCTCCGCCACCTAAAACTCCACCTATTCCTCCCACATAATTTCCACCTCCTCCACCAAGAAATCCAAAACATGCTGAAGCTATTTTGTTAAAATATCCACCACCTATTATTGAATTACAGCAGCTAACTATGCAATTTGCATTTCCACCCATTATAGATGATACTCTACCTTTTATAAAATTACTTGTACCACCTAAAATTGAATCTGCATCTCCACATATAGTATTACCATTTCCAACAGATAATGAATTATTTCCTTTTACTATAGTAAAAGTCGAAGCTATTATTGTTGAATTTATTCCACTCAAACAAGTCCAAGTAGAACCTAGAACTGCTGATCCATTTAAAAAAAGACAATTATTAGATCCACCACCAATTAAATTTGAACCAAGTATTTCTGCTCCAGGAGTGGTTATACCAGTAATAAGATTATTTTGTCCAGCTAAAATACTGCTATTATCTCCACATATTTTATTTGTAGTGCTACCAAGAATAACACTTCCAGCATCATTTGAGACTAAATTAAATTGACTAGCTGGAACTGGATCTAATCTTCCGTTAGCTCCACTGGAAAGAAGAAATATATTATATAAACTAGGCATAAATTAAAAATTCTCCAAAGAAATTCTTGCCCAAAGACCATTAGATACCCCATTTCCACTTAAGCAAATATATAAATGACTTTGGTTCCAAGCTAATTGTCCAGAATATCCTATAGAATTTTGAGAGGCTGGAACAGAGCTAGACCCAATTCTAACTCCTGCATTAAGATTTACTAATGATACATTTCCAGTAATTCTAGGGTATCTAAGGTCTAATTGACCAGTATTAGTTAGCTGTTCAGTAAATATTTCAAGCCCATTAAATGTACGCATACCATATATTTACACCAATATACCAGTTGTATTTAACAAGAAATTAGAATCAGTTGGATTGATTATAATATTATTGAAAAATCCTGTATTATCCACTTTTAAATTCCCACCAGCTATGTGAACTTTTTCTTGTGGATCAAATGTACCAAAACCTATTTTTTGTTCAGATTGTAAAGCGAAAACTCCACTTTGCTCTATATGATTAAATCTTTCGTCAATTGTATAATTTGTTAACCGTGCCTGACTAAAAAAACTAGCAGGCGCTGGATTTGGAAATGGTATTATTACTCCAGTTTTATTTATTTGAGTGGTGTTATTCCCTTGAACTCTTCCATTCAGAGTTGTTCCTGTTACTATATACCAATTTTGTGTATTTATATGACGATTTAAATCTGCTTGGCTTGAAAAATTAAAACTAAATTTAAACCCAGTAGCGTAAACTCCACCCGCACCAAATGGAACTGTAGATTCTGTTCCATTAGATAATAAATATCTTTGTATTGGCGTGGATGGTACAAAAGCATTATTTGTATATCCAGAAGGTAAAAACGCTGTTCCACTTAGAGTTGTGGTTCCAAGTACTGTTAAATTTCCTGTTATTAATGAGATATCTGGCATAAAATTATCCTGCTGTTACTGTTGGAGAATAAACGGATCCAGCTACTGATATTAGCAATTGATTGCCATTTAAATAAAGTCCTCCACTTATATAAACTCCACTGGCAAAATCTAATGTTAGAGTATGAGGACCAGAAGAATTATGCCGACGAGCTTGACCATCGCTCAGAATTGTCGCACCGCTATCTGAAATACTTATATAATTACATCTGCCCGCTAAAATAGAAGAATAGTTTGAAAATGCAGTATTTTTTTCTCCACCACCAATAAAAGAATATAGACCACTTGCTATATTATTGCATCCTCCTAAAGCTTCAGAATACATACCAATTGCGCAGTTATATTGTCCACCACCAATAACTGCATAACGATTCTGAACGCAATTTAGTCTGCCGCCTCCAACAAAACCTCCTTGACAAGTTACATAGTTACAATTGCCACCACCAATTACAGCGCCATTTCCATCTACAAAATTTTCATATCCTGCGCCAATTAAAGAATATATTCCTGAAGTGCAATTAAATGCACCGCCAATAATTGTAGAATATGCACCAATAGTACAGTTGTATGAACCACCCACGATAGAAGAATAACTAGATAAAGTTGAATTAAGCGCTCCTCCAAAAACTGAAGACCAATCTCCAGATGCCGTATTACATAGCCCTCCTACTACTGCAGCTGAACGACCAGATACATAAGAATTAATTCCAAAATTAACTGAACCAGAACTGCCAATTAATAAATTAATTTCACTCGCCTTGACTTCGCTTTTTCGTCCACTATCATCAATTTTAATAAGATATATTTTAGTTAAGTCTGTTGCCATAAATTTATACCTTAGTCCAATTTATATATACTGGTATAGCAAACCAATTTCCTTCTATACCATTCCCACTAGAACAGATATACATGAATTGATTATCCCAGGCTATTTGGCCACTATACCCAGGAGAATAAATTCCAGTTGGTGGATTACCTGCACCAAGACGAACCCCTGCATTTAGATTAATTTCTGATGTATTACCTGTTACTCTTGCGTATCTTAAATCTAATTGACCAGTATTAGTCAATTGTTCGGTAAATATTTCTAAACCATTAAAAGTACGCATATTAATATATTTACACTATTAATATATTAAAAATCTTCTAAACTTAACCTGCTCCAAAGCCCAGTTGTTCCATCGCCACTCAAGCAAATATATAGATGTGAAAGGTCCCACGCAATATCTCCAGAATTTCCTGGATAATCTTGATATGGTGGAACTTCTCTACCAGCAATTCTTATCCCTGCATTAAAATTTGCTGTACTATTATTTCCAGATAATTTTATATATTGTATATCTAATTCACCAGTATTAATATTTTGAGGAGTGAAAATTTTTAATCCACCAAAAGTTTTCATATATTATATTAATGTGCCAGTTAAATTAATTGATAAATTTGATTCTATTCCGTCAAAATATATTCCATTTTCAAAATCTACAGTTAAAGCATGCTCTTTTTCAGTTGATTTTGTTCTAGATCCACCATCTGCTAAAATTAAAGAACCTCTGTGGTATGCTCTTGTATTCGATCCTACAACAAATGCTCCAGATACATTAAGATTAACCATGTTATTAATTCCGCCTAATATTGTACTATATGACCCAGAATTTTTATTAAAATGTCCTACAAGAATAGATGAATAATCTCCACTTACTACACAATTACAAGTCCCTCCTAATAAACTTGAATTACTTGAACAAGTAATTCTATTCGAACATCCTGCTCCTAAAATTGAATTAGCAGCTACGTTTATAGAGTTAAACATCCCTGCCCCAAGAAAATTATTTGCAAATAAATCGTCAAGTTGTTGAACGGTTAGATTACCTGTATTTGAATAATTACCATAACTTATTGAATTTGTACAGCCTCCTACTATTGCAGCTGCAGCTCCTACAGCCAAGTTAAAACCACCTCCACCTATAACAGATTGACAACTAACTGCAGCATTTCCTATACCTCCTCCTACTGTAGAAAAACAACTACAAGCTCTATTATTACGTCCACCACCAACCGTTGCTTGACATCCAAGGGCACTATTAACAAATCCTCCTCCAATTATACTATTCAATGCTCCTGTGCCAATCATATTTCCACAACCTCCGCCAATAAAACTATTACATCCAGATGTTATATTTGCATTTCCACCTCCAATAGAAGAACCATTTGATCTTATAAGATTTCCTGTACCACCTCCTATTAAAGAATTATTTCCAGATATAGAGTTGCAAAAACCTGCGCTGACTGCAGAGTTACAACCAGAAATTATATTATTACTTGTTCCTGCTAAAATATAAGAATTTAATCCAGTATATATTATATTTCCACTTCCTCCACCAATAAAACTAGATTTAGATTTATTTATTATTAAATTCTTTTCACCACCTAATATACTGTTGTTACATCCAGAAATTATATTAGTGGCACCTCCCAAAGCTGTATTTCCTGTAGGATTAATTAAAAATAGTAATCCGTCTGCAGAAACTGGATCTAATCTTCCATTTGCTCCGCTAGATAGTAAAAAAATATTTGATGGCATAAAAAATATTACACTATTGTTCCAGTTATATTTGTAATAAATGAAGCTTCAGAACCTTTTAAATATATACCATTACAAAAATTTATATTAAGAGAGTGATCTGCGTTAGATGTTTTTGGTCTGTTTGTTCCGTCTGCTAAAATTGTAGAACCATTATTTTTTCCAGTAATAAAAGATCCTATAGCAAAAACACCAGATACATTTCCAAGAACTGTATTTCTTGCTCCACCAGCTATAAATGAATTATTTCCATCTATAAAATTAAACGAACCTCCTAAAATAGAACTATAAAAAGAATCTATTGTATTGTTTGTTCCGCCCATAATATTAGATGCAAGCCCAGCTGCAGAATTATTACTTCCACCGAATATAGTAGTATTCGTGGAACCTCTTATGATGTTATTTTTTCCTGCGCCAATAAAACTATTTTGAGTAGTGGTTATTCCACTTATCATATTATTTTGTCCAGCTGCAATTGCGCTAGTAGCTCCATCTGTTTGATTATTAACTCCACCTTGTATTGTTGATTGACAACCTTGAGCGAAATTTCCTGATCCGCCCATGACTGATGCATAAAGATGTCCTGCCGAATTATTTCCACCTCCAAAAACATTTGATTGTAAAGAAAGCGCTCTATTTCCAGAACCCCCTAAAATTACTGAGTTAACATTTGTAATTCCTAAATTTAAAGTTAAGTATCCTACTGGATATCTTGGTATAAAATTATTACAACCTCCTCCAATTATTGCATTAAATCCAGATATTCTATTTGCATTTCCGCCTCCAATAGAAGAACCTCCAAAAACTACTGCTGGTGGCATACCAAATAATATAGCGCCAGTTGTACCACTCCCAAAAATCATATTACCAGTGCCTGCTCCTATGTAACTATATCCGCCTCCAGAAATATAATTATTATTTCCTGCGTTTATTATTGAGCCACTAGCATTTAATATTAAATTATTATAACCACCTAATATAGCTGAATTTTCTGTTCTGCCTGATAATAAATTTCCTGATCCAGCAGCAATAAAAGAATTTATAGTACCAGTAAAAATTTTATTAAAATTTCCACCTAGTATACTATTATATATTCCAGAAACTTGATTTTGAGATCCACCAAAAGACATGTTTCCTGTGGGAGATATTGTAAAAACTATATCCTTTGTGGGTACTACGCTTAATCTTGTACCACTATAGTAAAGATATAGATTTTTTGACATAAAAATAGCTTATGTCCAATTTTCTAAACTTAATCTTGCCCAAAAACCAGTTGCACCATCTCCACTTAAACAAATATAAAAATGCGTTTGATTCCATGCAATATCTCCAGAGTTTCCTGGATAATCTTGGTAAGGTGGAACATTCATTCCGCCTATGCGTATTCCCCCATCCAAATTTACTACTGAATTGTTTCCTGTTATTTTAGGGTATCTTAAATCTAATTGTCCACTATTGGTCAATTGATTGGTGAAAATTTGAAGATTATTAAATGTACGCATAAAATGAATTACACTATTGTTCCAGTTATATTTAAACTTAAGTCTTGATCTGTAGGGTTAATTCGTGCAGTAGAATTTAATATTAAATTTCCAGTAACTATATTAACACCACTAGTTGCATCTAAATATATTGTACTACTATTATTATAGTCCGCTCTATTAGTAAAACCAAGTCCACCACCTCTATATCTTCCATCGTTAATTACAGTTATACCACTTCCTCTTATAGAAGCATAGCTGCCATTTAATATTGCGTTGTTAAATGGAGCAGCAATATCTATGTCAACAGTCGTATTAAATGGAGCTGAAGGACCAAGAATTTTATTATATACTCCATTAACTATTGTGGAATAGCTAGTAGTACACATGCTATTACAAAAACCATTAAAAATATTAGAAGAGAGAACATCGCGAGCAGAAGTAGATGAAATAAATCGCCCCATAGAATTATAATAACCTCCAAGAATAATAGATCTTTGAGCGCCATTAACTTCATTATGATTGCCTCCCATAATTGCATTATCAGTTAGTACTGAAGAAGATAAATTTGTTGCAGTACCTGCACCTCTACTACCATCTGGATTTAGATATAATTCGCCACCATTCCCAATTCTATTTAATCCACCGCCAAGAATAATATTTTTTGAGCCTGGTGTATTTATTGTATTTCTGCAACCACCAGCTATTAAATTATAACAATCATTTATTCCAACGCTTCCAGAGCTTCCTATTCCATTTGCTGCTCCACCAATTATTGAACCCGCTCCTCCTCCAGTAATAATTGATCTACTTGAATCTAAAATAAGAGCTGAACCCGCAGCTATTCGATTTGGGCCTTGACCAAAAATTAAAGAATTTGCTAATCCAGAACTTATAAAATTACCAGAAGATCCCATTATAAAAGAATTTAAATTTCCTGTGCTAATTTGTAATCCAAAGTCATCTGTTTTAATATTAATAAAACTTTGGTTCGCTTGTTTTTCTATAAAATATAAATCTCTATATCCACTTGCCATAAAATTAACTCCAATTTCCTACTAAAGGAGAAACTAACCATCTTCCATTAGTTCCATCTCCACTAACACAAATATAAATGTATTGATTATCCCATTTTATTTGTCCGCTAATTCCTGGACTGTATTCTCCAGTAGGAGAGTAATTATTTTGTATTCTAACTCCAGAAGAAAAATATTTTTCTCCAACTACTTCTTGATTTCCAGTTAATTGAATGTATCTAAGATCAAGTTGTCCAGTGTTTGTTAACTGATCCGTAAAAATTTGAAGTCCATTAAACGTTCTCATAAAGTAAATTACACATTAGCCCTTTCTATTACAGTAATTAAAATTATTATAAACTTTTTCTAATATATGTTCTTTGGGTTCATCTTTTTGCTCTACTTTTATCTCTTGTCCACTAGAAGTTTCTATGTCTAGCTTTTCTTTTTCTAGTATTTTTGGTTTTATTTCTATATCTTCTTTTTTATTAGATGTTATATTATAAGCTAATAAAAGTGAAACTGCTAGCGGATCAAAAACGCAAACAATTATAAGTATAAACCACTTAACTACTGTTTCTATTTTAGCATTAAAAGCTTCTGCTATAAATTTATAAGTTCCTATATCTGATTTTGTAATTTGCTGTCTTAAAGAGATGATGGAGCTATCAACAGTATTAATTTCAGCTAATAAAGTATTGTTAATATTATTAATTTTTTCTATATTAGATTCTAATGATGATATGCTAGTTTGCATAGTATCTAAAGTTTTAGATTTTAATTCTACTGATTTTTTATCTATTACTTTTTCTTGAGTATCTTTACTAAATAAACCTCCAGATTTTGTAACTGTAGTTATTGTGGATTGATCTAGAGCTTTAGTCATATTAGATTCTTGATTTTTTCTAGTTTCTGTTAGCGTTTTAATTCTTTCGTTATTTGAAGCTATTTGACTATTTAATGATTGTTTTTTATTCTCTAATAAAACTACTTGGGATTCTATACCATCTATATTGCTTTTAGTTGAGTAAAAGGCTTGACTTAGAAACCCAAATATACCTAAACTAGTAATTGCCATCAATACAATAATTGCCGCTAATAGATATGATCTAATAATATTGTTAATTTTTTTCCAATAACGATATAAAAAGCTAGTTGCCATTATTTTTCCAAACTCTAAACTACTTGCCATGATTATTGATGCTATAAAGCTACCAGAGAATAGTAATCCTATACCTTTCACAGAAAAGAAAGCTCCACACCCTGCTAACAATAAAGCTGATAAGCCTAATAAGTATTTAAACATATTTTTAATTTTTTGATTTATAATTGCCACCTAGTCCTAAAAAATTGGGCTCGCGCACAGAATATAAAGGTTTGGCCGTGGTAATTTTTGGTAAATTATTATCAATATATTTGACATTATCTTGGATGGGCTCGTTTTTAGTTAATTTTATAACATTGCTATGACTAATAAAGTAATATAAAGATACTAATAATATGGTTAAAGCTAATAGTTTAATATCATATTTCATATAATGTATTATTACACTACTTAATGTTGTGTAATTTTTATATATGGCGCTTGGAAAATCTCATACTTTTAATGGCAAAACTATAGATGGAAGCTCAATATATAGAATACCAGAAAATCTAATAGTTCCTTATCAATTTACATCCTTGCCTACTGGCGCTCAAGGACAAGTGCAATGGTCAGAAAACCCACCTATTGGTTGGGGTGAATATGGTCCTTATCTCGGTGTATTCAATAAAGTTTATTTAAGAAGAGATGGATCTTTAGAAACTATTCCAAATGGTGGTGGAAATGTACACTCAATAAAAACTTTTGGTGTTGGATCAACATTGGGTCAACCATCTGTAGGCAACGTTAGCATAGATCAATATGACAATTTTACTCTTCAAAATAATTGGTCTATTTATCAGTTAGATTATAATATATTTGATATCCCAATTAATAGAAATTATGTTAATTTTGGTTGTTTTTATAAAGTTCCAGCTAATGATCGATTACGGCCACTTAATTTTGGATTTGTTCGGATAGATTTTCAGGCGGGTTTTGTTGCTCCTAGTTATATGAATTATTATACAATAGGTGGAGAAGATATGCCTGTTTTAGTTGGTGGAACAAATAGTTATTATTATATTAATGGTTATGAAAATTCTCCTCCAAGAATTTATAATCCTTTAAGCCAATGGAATGGTAGTAGAATTATAAAATTAAAAAATCTTGGACGAATAACGCAAGGATCAAATACAGACGATTGGCAATTTTTAAATTTTAAAGTAGAGATACCAACATTTTCAACAACTGCGCCAGATGGAGATGATTCTACTAATGGTAGAGCTACGCAAGTTAATTTTAAATTTGGTTTTTGTGAAAATTTGAGTTATCTTGATGTTCTTCCTAGGGTTGATAGTGGTTCAGTTATATTCTATTATCCATTTTTATATTATACTTAAAGTGCTGTTGGTCTCCATAATAGCTATATATAAAAACACTTTATAACAAAAATAGCCCCGCGGATTTTTTTACTTCTAAGTATATTCATTTGTATTGATCTCTTATAGATTTAGAAAAAGGGGTAGGGGGTATATATAGAGTATAAATAAAGATAAGATAGAGTATAAGCTATTTATTGTATTTAAATTAGGTATAAATAAGTAACATATTAAAATAGTGTGGAAATTGAAGATAGGCCCCTCCTGTCTCTTTTGAGTTTTAGAGCGAAGTAATTTTTTCAAAAATGGGGTACCCCTAAGTAAAATCAGAACCCCAAACACTCGATGAGGATCTCTATAAAAAATAAAAAACATAGAAAAAATGGGGTAGGGTTTAAGGCTTTCTGTAAGTCGTTGACTATCAATGAAATTTAACTGAAGAAATATCTTGTGATAATCCTATTCTGTGATAGATTACCTATATGAAGAAATTAAGTAAATATGAACAACTGATCGCAAACCTCAACAAGGCTAGCCAAGAGCTTAAGGATGCCTCTACCAAGGCCATCGCTATTCTTGACGCTCACGCCAACAAGGTGGAAGCTATCCATCAGGAAGCGATGACCAAATGAATCAAATAGAAATCATCCTCACCCTTACCATCGTAACCATTCTTATCGGAATCTACGCTATGGTAACAGCTAAAAAATAACCCTTGACGAAACATAAACAGAAAGGCAATATACAACCTATGAAACAAAACCTCAAAATCAGTTACCAAACCTTCGGCGAAAACAATGCTTACCTCCTCGAAGGAAACATCAAACAAATCAATCACTTCTTCAATAGCGTCTATAATTGGGAAGGGACTAACGGCAAATTGCACGATATGGGCAACGGCAAAGCATTCTACTTCTACGCTCATCCAGATGATGTGATGCACGCTCTCACCAAGGTTGCGTTACATAGCTTGATCAATAAGATCAACGCCAAGGGACGCAAGGGTGGACTACTTGACCTTGCCAAGGCTAAAGCACAGAGCGTCATCGATGAGATGGCACAGACTTGCTTCCTTTGGGGTGCGACTAGCTCCGAAGGATATAGCCTCGGTACTATCAGTGCAGAGAAACCCTCTGATTACTGCGGTGCAGTTAGCAACGGAAGGGACTAATACTATGACAGCAGAACTATTCATCGTAGCATTAACAATACTAGGCGAAGCTAGGGGCGAAGGTATGGAAGGTATGGCTGGAGTTGCTAGCGTCATTCAAACAAGAATGATAGAGCGTAGCCAATCAGCTAAACAAGTATGCTTGTCGCCGAAGCAATTCAGCTTCTGGAATGGCGGAGTGAGTGAATCTACTAAAAAGAAACTTCTCGCAACTCCACAAGGCAAGAATGCTCTATACCTTGCTGACCTAGTCATCCATAAACAGATGATAAGCATTGTGAAGGGTGCGAACCATTACCACGCCATCAGCGTCGCTCCTAGGTGGGCTAGGGACGCAAGGCTAGTGGCTACAATACGCAACCACAAGTTTTACAAGTTGTAAGTAGCTGAGTATCAACGACTTACGGAGGCAGCTTCCCTGCGTGTGTAAATCGTTGTCAATCAACGAGATTTAAATGAAGAAATATCTTGCAAAATTTCTAAAATGTGATAAATTAAGAGTATGAAAAGAAAAACAAAACTAGAAATCCTCCTAGGAAATATCGACAAGGCTTCTGCTGAACTTAAAAAAGCTGTGGAAGAATCACAAAAGAGACTCGATGAAAGTTTCTCAAAATATGAACATAAAGTCGAAGTTGCTCATCATAACTCTATGACAATCAACGAAAAACAAATTGAAAATATAATTTGACTTTTGAGGATTTTCTGGTAAACTATATACATAACAATAAAAGATAACAAATAACAAAGAAAGAAAAAAATAAAATGACTCATAGAATGATAAACTGGAATTTTCAACGAAAACAAATGCGTGAAAATATGCGAAAAAATGTGAATGCTTCTGAAGAAG